GTCCCATTTGTTTTTAGTTTTTACTTGTAACTTGTTTATCAAACCTGTGAAACTTTGGTAATAACTCCATTGCTGTACTTTCCATTTCGTATGCCAGATCAGCATTTACTTTCTGTGATTCCCTGGTAAATGCACTTAACAGACCAAAAGAACTCTCATCCCCATCCCGGTAAAAGTGTTTAAGTATCTGCTGTTGGTGTATCTCGGGGATACCTATCTCTGCCGACACTACTTCTATTACATCTTTAGGGTTTTCTATCTTATCATACTTATGTGCCAGCAACCTGCTGGTTAAATTACCTAAATACTCTGTAGACAAGTACGTCTTTACCGCATCCGATACCTGACTGATGATAAGTTCATAGTTCTTGTTCTTTGTCCCCTGTGACCACTCTACATATCCCTCATTCATTTTTGCCCCCAGATGTGTCTTACGAAAAGCAGCGTCTCTATCGTGCATTCCGTTACGGCATTTTAGAACTTGTGCTCTTGCCGAAACTTCAAACCTTGATAAACCTATTTCACTATTGGTTATTACCATACCACTGATGATACCGTTATTCAACCTTGCTTCTCCTGTATTGGCTAAATAACCGTCTAACAACTCTGTAGCCTCTATGTGTATCTCGGGGGCGACTACATGTAGATACATCCTTCTCTCTGTTATCTCTGCCTTTACTATCTCTACATGAATGCCTGTCTTTTTGATAGCTTCCAGTGCTGCTATGAGTACATCATAGTTATCTAAGATGCTGTACCTATCTGACAACATTGCCCTACAAAGGTTACTTGTCCCTTCTATGTCATAGTTAAAGGTCCGTAACAGATACTTTGTCTTTTCTTTACGTGATAACCAGGTATTGATATTAGATGCTAACAGATCAGGTGTGTCTGATAACATTCTTTTATAATACCCTATTGGTATTTCTAACTTTTGGCTTATTTGTGAGTGAGTATGATCAGTAAGTGCATACTCGTAGTTAGTGGCATTTAATAACCCCGATAGACCATCGTACCTGATCATACCTGAGGGTACTACGATATCTGATTTGATCTTTTTCTGGTACTCAAGAGTATCTACGATCTTTTCTAGTGGGGATTTTTCTATTACTCCTGTATTTATTTCTGTTTCTATCATAACTTTAAATTTGGTAATACACGTTCCTTATATTCTTTTCTATCTCTTCGATATTGCTTTCTATAGCATCATCTATTCTTTTTGCATATTGTGGCATTTCTGTGAGAAAGTCATCAGGTAATATATCTACTACTTCACTAGCTATGTCGTCCCAAGGAAGTAATACTATCTATGCACTCATCAACAACCTCTTGAGCATACTTTTTCATAATTTATAGGAACTTCTGGCCACTTTCACTGCTTCTTAACCATAACTCTCTATCTGTATCTGATGTTGTTGGCAGATACTCTTTTAGGAAAAATTGTCTAGCTGATTCCATAACTTATACTGTTATTAATCTAAAATAATTACACTCGAACTTGTTACACAAAATTGCTATCTCCTTCATTTCTTCAAACGATTCATCTCCCCACTGTATAGTGTATAGAGTTTCATCAAACTGGTAGATGTGTTCATTTAACTCATCATCTGTATCTTTCCAGGCTTCATGCCCTTCCAGCAGGTTTTTAAGTTCCGGACTTACCTGATTTTTCCCTATATCCAGTATCTTAACTATGTTATCTTCTGTTGCTGTTATCATTTGATCATTTCTTTAACACGTAAAATACTATCACGAACTAATACAGGATGTTCTTGTAACTCGTTTTCAGCACCTGGTACATAAACACTTTCAGTTGTACACTCAAAATTATCTGCACATTCCTGAATGATTGTTTTCCCCCACACAGATAGCACTTCATAACCATATTGGTCTATTCCTACTTCGTGTAGTTGTTTAATTACTTCATCAATTGTCTTCATATCTTTATTTTATTTGCATGACAATACTCTATCCACGTTTCTTCTTTTAGTGATTTACTCCAATCTCTATCACTTAGAAGTTCCTCTTTTAATAGTTGTGTTATTCTTGCTATTTCTTTGTAATCTTCCTCTTGTGCAGATGTCCAACCTTTTATAAAACCTGCTCTGTAGTCATAGGTTTCTTCTACATCTTCTTGGGTGTGACCTGCCCATTGTTCTATTGTTTTATCTCCATATAATTCTCTCATATTTTATTTAGTATTTGTTCAAACAATTCTGTTAACTCCATAATTTCTCTATAATCTAACATTGGTTCTTCTAATACACATTGTATATAAGCATCTACTAAGACTATTTGAGCATTATTTAGTGTATTATTATATCCTCTGGACGAGATTTCTACTGCGTCATTTATATTCATATAATTTTCTTGGTTTTGAAATGATCTAACAGAACTTCTTTACCATAACCTTTATACCAATCGGCCCAGTCTTTGATCTGTTGTGTTTCCCATAAACTTGTTGGTACATTGACATGTCGAAATTCCGGATGATCTTCATTAATCTTCAAACTTGCCTTACGACCTGGATCATCGCAATCAAATCCTATATAGATTTGCTTCCCCTTTAGCCGATTTAAAAGTTCTGGGGTTATTCCTGCTGCACATTCATTTTGGACACTCAGGACAAGTACGTGAAATGGCTCTAAACAGTTATTGAGCACAATTTTATCCTTCTTACTTTTTGTTATAATTACTTTCTCCTGACCATTTACTTTTTCTAATCCTTCGACAACATTTGACTTTATGTTATTTTTCCATTTTTCAGATTTTTCTCTAGTGGGGTAATACAATTTAAAACCATTTGTGTAACGATAGATGTATGCGATTTCTTTTTTAGATTCTGATTCTGAAAATACATTCTTTCTATTTATAAATGCTTCCTTCAAGGGGTACACATTTTCTTTATTTAATTGTTCTACACCAATACCAAACTGTTCCCAATATTGAACATCACGTTTTTCCCAACCCCTCGCTGATACTTGAATAAAACATGAACGTTTAATATCCATAACAGGCTTTACATACTTATCTGTTATCTCCCTATACACCTTCTCCCCTTCTAGTAAGCAAAAGTCCTGTGATATCTTTTCCAGAGCTTTTCCATATGATAACCCATACCTGGACATTACAAAGTCTACTGCCCCTCCACTGAACCGTTCATCGTCTGGATAGGCCATATCTTTATGTCTCATCTCACCTGCCTGTCCGATCTTTAATATCATGCTCGGTGACCTATCTTTTCGTAGTGGGGAGCATACTGCCTGTCCTATTTGTATTCCCGGAAGTTCTCTGCTATATATGTCACTTGAGCTAATTTTTGAGAATACGAAGTCCCGGGTAATTTCTACCTTTTTTGCTGCGAGCACCATACAGAAAGATTTTTGTGTGTGAAGAGTAAATTTACTACTCCTTTTTGATAAACGTTTCCAGTAGCTTTATATATTCTTCGCGTATATTAAAATAAATTGTTGCCCACCTTGGTTTTATCTGTTTCACTAATCGTATTACTTCCTCTCCTTCCCCCTCTACCATCTTTGGCACTATCTCATAGATATCTATATCTGGTATCTTCTCTTTAGCAAGTTCTTTTTTAAAGTCCTCATCTGCCAAACACGATGCAAGACCAAGTATGTCACATAGTCGATATCGGGGTTCATTCTTTTGCTCTTCTAACATTCCCTTGGTTTTTGGTTAGTTGTTTCTTGTTAATTCATTTACTATGTGTATATAGTCATGGTGTATTTTATTCTGACAAATAAACCCCGATATTACTTGATTGCAAGCATCTTCTTGTTGAGAAGTTAGTAATTTCTCTCTAAGAAAATTCATAGCATTATCATATTGAAATTGAGTCGGTATAAATGACTTATGTTTGAAACTTCTTGGATCATTACTATAATGAGTTTTTACCCACTTCCTATCTTCATAAATCTTTTTCTCATCTGGGTCTTTCATTTTTTCTGCAAATGCTTTTCTTTGAGTTGCATTTGGTTTCCATCTATATCCCATAGCTCACAGATTTTGTATTTTTTCTAGGTACTCTACTATCAACTTATTATAATCGCTGGCAAACTCTACCATCAGTTTTCTACCATCCTTCGTTAACCCTTCTGGTATCTCGGGGGTATGTGTTTCTGATAACAGTTTAGTAAGGTCCATTTTCTCCTGCAAACTCTGCATATACTCTTGTGGAGTTAAGGTTCTCTTACTTGCCCCCGGAACAGATGATATGGTAGTTCTTGGTTGACGTGTTTTCCTTGGTTTTGGCAATGCTTCTATCAGTTCTTCACCTTTCTTTATCTGTGCATCTATCTTATCTTCCGGTTCGATTACAGTACCTACAGGGGCATTTGCTTTTTGCACAAACGTTGCACCGTCTTCATCTGTCCAGGGAGTACCTGTTTCTGCTTCATTACCAGCAGTTTCCTGACTCTCTTCAAACATCTCCAGTTGTTCTATGATATAGTCTATCTCATCCCCTGTAAGACGGGTATCTGTCTCCATATTACTCTTTACCCTGCTAAGAGAATACTCTGCATTATAACCACTAAGCATTTCTTCTATAGCGTCATGATTTATATCTTCTGTCGGAAAGATACTCACCTCTTCATCTGTTACAGGGTGTTTGTAAAAAACTTCTCCTATGTTCTTGTTAAATAGTAATTTCATTTATCTCGTTTTTATAGTTTTTAGAAAATTAAGAGGAGAACATTTCTGCTCCCCTCTTTAAGTCGTGAACTCTATCGGGTTAGTAATCAGCATCAATTTCCTTTTCTTCTCCAGGGGCAGGTTTAAATGTTTCATTAGTTGCAGAAAGATGTTCGTCAGGGTTAAACAATTTTATCCACCCTAAAGAGTAAGCACTCTTTTTCAATGCCTTAGTAAGATACTCATAACTCTTAATAGTATCAGCATTGATGTTCCAGTCTCCTGTATTAACAGATGTTACCATTGACTTAAACTTCCATTCAGGCCAGAAGTTGTTATAGACATTTTGGAAATGGTTTATCTTACCATCTTTCTCAGAGATATTAACCATCGCCAATGCGTTGAATTTACCAACTTGTTCACTCCCCAATAGTGGTTTAAGTTCATTTTTTATGTATATGTCTATGTTACGCAAGGCTTTTTTCTTATCGATCAAGATATTCGTATCTACAGATGCCTCACCAAAGAACGCAACCCCTTTATCCAACCATGCCTGAAGGAACCCATAAAAATTAGCTTCCCCCTGAATAGCAAGACGATAAACTCTATCTGCTATGTTCTGTCCTTTTACCTGTACTTTTTTAAATTTTTCCAGCAGGTTCTTTTCTTCATCTACCCACGTACTTCCACCCTGAGCGTTTACCCATTGGTACTTAATTGTCTTTACACCATTCTCATCTTTTTCTGATGTTACATCTTTATCTATTAGCCTGAACCTCACAGGCATAATTGGTTTATCATCATGGTTAAGTACCTTTAGATAGAATACTATATCTAAAAAGTCATTACCATCTGCAATACCTTCGTATACAAATTCAGTAGGGGCACTCTTACCTTCTTCCGGGGGTTTGATCTCATAGCCCTTAATTTTTGCTAAGGATTCCCTTGTGGGATTTATAGCCACAACCTCGACAAGAGCAAATCCTGTATATAATTTTCTATCAAACTCTTTCTTTTCTCCTAGTTTCATATTAGTTTTTGTTTAGTTGTTAGTTAATTGTTTCTATTTATTATTCTTTTATAAAAATCTCGTCCCAAATTAATTCTTTATTGTACCCTAGTAAATGTTTAGCACGAACGCCTCCAATCTTCTCATTATCTCCAACAAATGAGATCATTAGCTTACCATCTTCATTCCATACATTACCTATAGCATCTACCAACCTTGGTATCAGATCACGCACTTTCCCCGTTAGTGCTAAATCCTTTACCATAACCTGCTCATTTCCTTTATTGGCTACCATCTTATCAGCTACGTGACATACAAAGATTGTACAGATTTTACCCAAGTCTTTTAGCTCATCATATAGGTCCATTATCTCATCGCGACTCCATCTATACCCATAACCATTCGGGAGAGATAGTACACTTTCATAACTTGAATCTGTCGGTTTTAATTTATTCCCAGCACTATCTCTATTGAAGTTTTTTCCTGCTATACTATTCATGAACCGAAATGTTCCTGCCCATTCTGAATCAGAATCCAATTGTGATAATGTGTCAATTGCTACAAAATCATAAGGTCGTCCGGCTTCTTTTATTTTCTTTGCTACATCCTTTAACCAATTAAACCTGGTAACTGGACCAGCATCTTCTGGAGGGGACATTATTATACCATCAATAAATGCAGTACCTTTTTCTGTATCAATTATCAAACAGTTCTTTAACTGTGATAAGGCAGTAGTCTTACCCACTTTAGGCTTTCCATATATGCACATTGTTTTAGCATTTACAGTTTTTGCTTTTTGGGAAACTGTTGGTAATACGATCTCATCTTTTTTCTTTTCTTGTTGTTCCATATAATTTATTTAGTTGTTTTTACTTTCTTCTAAGATGAATTCTTTTCCACAATGAGGGCATGTAACTTTATTACCAGTCACCGCTAGTCTCCTTTCTACTGCTACATTATTTTCTATGTTTAGTATCCACCTATCATTTATACTTTCCCCCTGAGCTAACAATTCTCCCTGTAGGCCAAAATCGGGAAAGTCTTTTTGCATCTCATGTATTATCAGGTTTACTTTTTCTATTAAGTCATATGTTTTTTCTGCACCATCCCATTGTAGACCTGAAAAATTATCCAATAACTCCAGGTCGATATAGGTAAGATCGGTTCTTCCCCATTCAGGATGATCTCTACAATCTTCTCCTAAGAAACTTTTTATCTTAGCTAACTCTGTTGCTTTTAATTCTTTTGTAAATTGCAACTCTCCTTTAAACTGTGTACTGTATCCCATTACTGTTCATGTTTAGTTTCTAAATACTTTAGATAGTCACCTAGTGCATCTCTCATATTTTGTAGTGCTTCCAGTTCTTTACAGAAACCTTGAAAGTCAGTACTTGTCATATATCTTTCTATACAATCTTCTGCAAACAGTTTTTGATAATTACCATCTGTATCTTTAACTTGTTCTAAAAATTCCTGCACATAACTTTTCTGTGTCTCGGGGGCATTATCATTTTGTTGTTCCATAATTTTGTTTTAAAATTACTTTTAGTTCATCATATCTATTCCTTTGTTCAGGGGTAAAATCATTGATATGTATCATCAGCAATCTGCCAAATTCAATGTTTAAATCGAATTGTGGATCAGCATCTTTTAATTTTTGTAGTACTGATTCTAATTGTTTTTCTGTAGGATTTTCTATCATAACTTATTTATTTTTGTCCAAACTTAAATGGTTTTTTAACTTGTTCTTCGATGTTCTCTTGACTATCCCCATTACTAAGAAAGTACTGACCTGATAATACTTCTCTGTAGATATCTTCCGTAATTTTATCCCCTCGAGGTAGTGTGGCTAACATACCGTAAATTGGATGAAAGCCCATTGGGAAAGGTACGTCAGAAGCCTCAAAACTGTTCTTAACTATGTGCAATGATCTATAAAAATTCCTGTGAAATTTATCCTTAAATCGTTTAACATCAAAACCTGCTTCTCTAACTTCCCCATTATGCCTCAAGGGGTCATGTAGAATAATGACTACATCGGAATCATGACTAGTGTTTGAACTATCGGCGATGTCGCTCAACTTAGGTTTTAGTTCCCCCATTTTATGTCTATGTACATCTGAGAGGTTTCTATTCATCTGTTGCACTATTACCGGGGAAAACCCATATACATCCCTTGCTTCCCTCATTACCCTACTGAATACATCTATAGTACTCTTTGTTTTTGCACCCTTGTCTTCCGGGGTTAAGATACCTATATGATCAGTGATGATAATTACTATATGATTTGGGTGAGTTGGTTCGTATGTTTTTGGTTTTGCCAGGATGTTCTCATAACTCTTATCTTCTTTATCCTTTAGTGTTATTTTACCATTTCTCTTAGCAAACTCTTCCAGGAACATACTTATCCCGGTACTATTCTTTGAACCTTCCTGACATATCAACACATCGTCCTTTTCCCATTCATCTATTCGTTTGTAATACTCTTGTACTAAGGCATATTCACTATCTGTTAATTGATACCCCCCATTACGGCCCAATATCTTCTTCGGGGGAATTTCTATACCTTGTTCCTCATAGATCAATCTGCTGATAATTCGGCTGGTCATCATATACAACTTTCGCTCCATTGACAGATAGATAACCGATAGTTTGATATTGTCGTTTTTATTAGCCAGATACCACATAATCGGATTTACTAGGAACATATCAACAGCAAGGGTGCTTTTACCTACACCTGTTTCTCCAGCTATACTATAGAGTGTGTTTTTAGCAATGTCTATATAATCTTTTACACGATTGTATGCTACAGGGATTACTCCTGATTTACCTTTCCTTGCTACTTGTATTTGATGATCTAACTCGGAGCTTAAACTCATATCTCTATTATTATTCCATTTTGACAATCATCAACTTCTTCTTGTGCTTCCTCTCTTGTATCAAATGTTTTGTTCCAACCTGTTTCTGGTACACTTACTATTTCTGCATGTTCTGCATCAGGCCAACATTCTATTACTATGTACATAATTTTTGATTTTTAACAGTGACATTCATTTTCTCTTATACAGGCTTCATCGGATTCATCTTCATCTATTTCCAGTACACATTCATTTATCCATAACCCCATTAGGAACATTTCAAAATTGTATAACCTATCTACTTTTAAACCATTCAGGGGCTTATTTTGATACCATACATTCCTGATCACATTTGTCTTGCTGTCTACTATTAACCGTAGATCTTTATCATTTTTAGTACCATAACTGTATGATGCTTTTTTATTCCCTATATTGACCCAGAAACTACTATATTCAGGTTCTGTTGTTTCATAGGTAGCATCTTCATTTCCATAATTGTCATTTAGATATTTTCGTATGATCTCTGACAATTTCCAGTTCTTCTTTTCTATTTGATTAAGACAACTATTTACTGATTCCTGTATCCTTTTTATGGATGGTTCTAATGCAGTTGCCACCAATGTAGTTTTTATAACCTGCATTATTTTATTGCTGTATAGGGGAATATCAATTTGTTCAAGGTTAACTTTTAACTTATCGCTGATTACCTTTTTCAAATCCTTACCAAAATCACTATATTCCCTGAATACATCACTTATTGTTGATTCCAGTGTTTTCTTTATCTGTGTTTCTATCATGGTGTCTATTGAACCATCTGACACAAGTTTATTTATTTTCTCCTGTGCTATTATTGCTATATCCATTTTGTTATTTTTTTGGTTTAACTATGCCCAACAAGAATCACTTGGTTGTTCATCTGAATGTTCTGTAGCTACTTCTATGAAAGCCATATACTTTTCTTGTCTCAAATAGGGTTCTACCCCAGGGAAGAACTGTAGCTTATTTGTACCTGTTTTAAAACTTGCTTCTTTTGCTTCCCGTACCTGGTATTTAAGTGCTGCCAGTATCTGTTCTTTGGTTACTTCCCCTTTAGAGATAGCTGCGTTGTATAGCATCTCACATACTTGCTTATTGCTTCTTAAGGCTCTCTCTGACTTGAATGTCATTCCCCGATATGAGAAGTTAGCACTTGCTGGATAACTATTCCAGAACTCACTAAAACCATTATCTATTGCCTCTTCCTTCACTTTCTTACTCACGGGGGTTTCTAACTTAGTATCACATATCTGTTTATAAAACGCTTCCCCTGCTGGTAGGATACCTTTCTTACTAATTAACCCTCTATCTTCTAATAACTTTCTTTCTCTTATCTGGGGGATATATACTACTGTATCTACCCCCGAGAGTAGGTGTAGTAACCAAAAGTGTGTGAGGTTAAGAGAAACTTTACTTAAAGCTTTAATTTGCGATTCGTTTATATCTATTAAGTTCATTTTGTGTACGATTTAATCAATAAGTGATAGGGTTTATAGAAATTTTTTATACTGACCTTGACCCTGACC